CAGCGGCACCTGCGCGATCTGGAAACCGGCGCCGACCGTGGTCTGACGTTCGACAAAGCCGCCGCCCAGCGCGCCATCGGTTTCTTCGCCGACGTGCTGCGCCTGAACGGCGGCGAGTTCGAGGGCGCACCGTTCGAGCTGCTGGACTGGCAGGCCTTCATCGTCGGAAGCCTGTTCGGCTGGCGTGGTGCCGATGGCTACCGCCGCTTCCGCGTGGCCTACGTCGAAACCGGCAAGGGCTCAGGCAAGTCACCGCTGGCCGCCGGCATCGGCATGTATGGCCTGGTGGCCGACGGCGAAGCCCGCGCCGAGGTCTACGCTGCCGCGACAAAGAAGGACCAGGCCATGGTCCTCTTCCGTGACGCGGTGGCCATGTGGCAACAGTCGCCCGCCCTCAAGGCCCGGCTGCGCAGCAGCGGCACCGGCGAAAACGTATGGAACCTGGCCTATCTGGAGCGCGGCAGCTTCTTCCGCCCCATCAGCGCCGACGACGGGCAAAGCGGCCCGCGCCCTCACATCAGCCTGATTGACGAGGTCCACGAACACCGGAACAACACGGTGATCGAGATGCAGCGCGCCGGCACCAAGAGCCGCCGGCAAGCGCTGATCTTCATGATCACCAACAGCGGGGCCAACAAGACCGGCCCCGGCTGGCAGTACCACGATTACGCCGCCAAGGTCTGCGACGGCACGCTGATCGACGACAGCTTCTTCGGCTACGTGTGCGCGCTGGACCCGGGCGACGACCCATTCCGCAACGAAAAGTGCTGGCCCAAGGTCAACCCATCGCTGCAAGGCAACGGCATCCCGGGCGTGAAGTACCTGCGCGAACAGGTCACCGAAGCCCGCGGCATGCCCAGCAAAGAAGCGCTGGTCCGGCGCCTGAATTTCTGCCAGTGGACCGACGCCTCAAACCCCTGGATTAGCGCCGACATCTGGCTCGGCGCCGCGCAAGAGTATGACTGGCGCGACCTGCGAGGCCGCCGCGCCTGGGCCGGGCTGGACCTGTCCAGCACCACCGACCTCACGGGCCTGGTCCTGTACGTCGAGCCGGCCCAAGACGGCGAACCCTGGCGCCTCGTGCCCTTCGCGTGGCTGCCCGAAGATGGCCTAGACCGCAAAGAAGAACTCGACCGCGTTCCCTATCTGGCGTGGCGCGCGGCCGGTTACCTGGAAACCACGCCCGGCAAGGCCATCAGCAAACTGGTGGTCGTCAAGCGGCTGGCCGAGCTGTCCAGCTTCTTCGACCTGCAGCTGGTCGGCTTCGACCGCTGGCGCATTGAAGACCTGAAGGCCCTCGCCGCCGACAACGACGTGGCCCTGCCAAATATGCAGGCCTTCGGCCAGGGCTACAAGGACATGAGCCCGGCCATCGAGGCCTTTGAAACCGCGCTCTTGAACGGTCAGGTGGTGCACCCCGGAAACCCCGTGCTCACCTGGTGCGCGGCCAACGCCGTCACCGTGAGCGACGACGCCGAGAACCGAAAGCTGAGCAAGGAAAAAGCCACCGGCCGCATCGACCTGATGGTCGCCGCGGTGATGGCCATCGGATGTGCCAACGCCGCCGAACGAGAACCCGACATCACCGAATTTCTTTCATCGCCGCTGATCGTCTGATCGGGCCGGCAACGACACCAAACACATGGCATCCATCGTCCAATCCTTTCTCGGTTGGTTCGGTTGGGGCGGCTCCGCGCTGGGCGAAAAACCCGGCGTACAGACCGCCTCGCCGCCCGCCTCACTGGTTGCCGACGCGCCAATCATCGGTGTCGATGGCGCCATGCAGATCAGCACGGTGTGGAACTGTGTAGAGCGTCGCGCCATGACGGTGGCATCGCTGCCGTTCTTCGCCTACGAGCGCCGCAGCAATGGCCAGAAAGACTTGGCCCGCGGCTCGCGTCTGTGGACCATCCTGCACGACAGCCCCAACGCGCGCATGACGCCGCTGGAATTCTGGCGCGCGATGATGATGAACTACGACCTGCGCGGCAACGCCTACGCGCGGCTCGATCGTGACCCGTCAACCGGCGAAGTGCTGGCCATGTGGCCCATGCCGGCCGACCAGGTGGAACACCACCTGTTTGATGACGGCACCATGGCCTACGTCTACCGCATCGGCAACGACGTGGCCGTACTGGACGAATCCAGCGTGCTGCACCTGAAGAACCTCGGCAACGGCACCACGGGCCTGTCCAAGCTCGAATACATGCGCCCGACCGTGGGCGAAGTGGCCAACGCGCAGACCGCCGCCGGCAAGCTGTTTGCCAATGGCGGCAAGCCCACCGGCCTGCTGATGATCGACAAGGTTCTGAGCCCGGACCAGCGCAACGCCATCCGCGCGAACTTCATCGAAATGGCAGACGGCAGTGCATCGCGCCTGTACGTGCTGGAAGCCAACATGAAGTATCAGCAGCTGTCCATGACGCCGGAAGACCAGCAGCTGCTTCAAACTCGCCAGTTCACGATTGAAGAACTCTGCCGCTGGTTCGATGTGCCGCCGGTGCTGGTGCACCACAGCAACGTCACCACCTGGGGCAGCGGTGTGGAGCAGATCGTGGATGGCTTCTACAAGTTGTCGGTCCGCCCTGTGCTGGTGGCCATCGAACAGGCTGTTTCCAAGCGGGTGATGACGCCGCGCCAGCGCGCCACCATGTCGGTGGAATTCAACTTCGACGCGCTGCTGCGGGCCAACATCGGAGCCCGCTTCGACGTGTACGCCAAGGGTGTGCAGAACGGCATCTTGACGCGCAACGAAGCGCGCCAGCTCGAGAACCTGCCGCCGCACTCCGACGCCAACACGCTGACCGCTCAATCCAACCTTGCGCCCCTCTCGCTGCTGGGGCAACTGCCGCCGAAAGGAAGCACCAATGCTGCTACGCAAAACCCTGTCGCTCAGTGATGTCTCGCTCAAGATGGATGGGGCCTCGGGCAAGTTCGAGGGCTATGCATCCGTCTTCGGGGGCGTTGACGCCTACGGCGACACCATCGTGAAGGGCGCCTACGACTACACCCTGCGCAACCACGGCAAGCCCAAGATGTACCTGGAGCACTCCTGGGCCTCCATGGGCAACACCGGAGCCGGCCTGCTGCCCATCGGCAAGTGGGAAGTGGCCAAAGAAGACGACCACGGCCTGTTCGTGGCCGGCGAACTGACCCCGGGCATGAGCGTGAGCGCCGATGTGCGCGCCGCACTCAGCCACGGCACCGTCACCGGCCTGTCGGTCGGCGGATACGTCAAGAAGGGCGACTACGACGAAACCGAGAACGGCCGCGTCATCCGCCGCTGGTCCAACCTGGTCGAAATCTCCGTGGTTGCCATGCCCGCCGACACCGCGGCGCGCATTCAATCGGTCAAGCATGAAGGGCTGGAATCCGCGATCGGCGAGATCCAGACCATCCGGGAACTTGAATACCTCTTGCGGGATGCAGGCGGGTTCAGCAAAGGGGCCGCCCAGGCGCTGGTGGCCCGCGTCAAGTCGCTGCTGGGTTCGGGGGATCCGGACCAGCAAGACGAGGCGAAGGCGATGCAACAACTGGTCGAACGGGCCCAGCGCCTGGCCGGCTACGTTGCCTGATCGCTGCGCGCATTCCGCACCAACCACCAAACCCCTGAAAGGAAACCGATCATGTCGATCGAAGCTGTGCTGAAGTCGCTCGAAACCGTCGAGCGCAACCTGGCCGCCATGTCTGCGAAGGCCGATGGCGAAATGCAAACCCTGGGCAAAGTGTCTGCCGACACCAAGTCTGCCCTGGACCACATCGGCACCGAACAGCGCGTGCTGGCCGAGCGAATCGCCGTTCTGGAGCAGAAGGGCGTGATCCACTCCGGCGCCGACAAGGCGGATGAATCCTGGGGTGCGCAGCTGGTCAAGTCCGACCGCTTCGTCGCCTTTGCCGGCGGCAACACCAACAAGGTGCGCGTGGAAGTCAAGAACACCCTCACGGGTTCTGACACCAACGTGGCGCCGGCCCGCTCCAGCGCCATCGTGTCGGGCGCCTTCCAGCCGCTCACGCTGGAGGCCTTCCTGCCCAGCTCGCCGACCAGCTCCAACGCCATCGAGTTCACGAAGGAAAACGCCTTCACCAACAACGCGGCGGAAGCGGCCGAAGGCAGTGCCAAGGCGGAATCCGCGCTTACCTGGACGCTGGTGAACATGCCCATCAGCACGGTGGCGCACTGGATCAAGATCAGCCGCCAGCTCGCCGCTGACGCGCCCGCCTTGGCCGCCTACGTCAACACCCGCATGCGCTACGGCGTCAACCTCAAGGTCGAGCAGCAGCTGGTCGCCGGCAACGGCACCGCGCCCAACATCAGCGGCATTCTGGACAGCGGCAACTTCACCGCCCACGGCTATGCCGACGCCAACCTGGGCAGCACGCTCAAGAAGCTGGTTCTCATCCGCAAGATGATGGCCGACTGCTGGAACGCCGGTTACCCGGCCGATGGCATTCTGCTCAATCCTGCCGATTGGGCCACCATCGAAATCGACCTGATGACCACGGCCGCCGGCCAAACGCTCTACAGCGTGTCCGAAGGCGGCCAGCCGCGCCTGTTCGGCGTGCCGGTGATCCAGTCGGTCGGCATGACCGCCGACAACGTGGCGGTTGGCGCTTTCGCGCAGGCCTACATGATCCACAACCGCGAAGGCGTGGTCGTGGAGATGTCGGACAGCGACGACGACAACTTCCAGAAGAACCTGATCACCATCCGCGCCGAGCGCCGCCTGGCGCTGGCCACCGAGCGCCCGGCCGCCGTGCGCGCCGGTGACCTCACCCCGGCCTAATCCTTTGTGATCTGACCCGCCGCCGGCCCGTTCACGCTGGCCGGCGGCCCCCATTCACAGCACCAGACCCGCCATGCAAACGCGCATCAAGTTCACGTCCAACGGCTGCTGTTCTGCCCTGGGCAACTTCGGCCCCGGCGACGTGGCCCGCGTGCCGCAGGCGCTGGCCGACCATCTGGTCAATGAGGCGCGCTGCGCCGTGTACGACGAAGCGCCGCGCCCCAGCGCTGCGCCGCCTGCAGCGCCCGCCCGCGCCCCCCGCCGCCGCGCCGCTGCCCCCAAGGCCGAAGCCTGAGTCACGCCATGCCGACCATCCGCACCGTTGAACCCATCTGCGAGCCGGTCGATCTGGCGCGCGCCAAACGGCACCTGCGCGAAGACCTGGCCGACGCGTACAACGACATCGACATCGAATCCATGATCCGGGCCGCCCGTGCGGATGCCGAGCATCGCCTGCAGCGAACCCTGATCAAGTCCACCTGGCGCCACACGCGCGACGCATTCCCGGGCGCGGATGACGGCTACGCCATCGAACTGCCCATGGGCCGGGTTCTGGAAGTCAGTTCACTGCAGTACGTGGACACCGCGGGAACGCTGCAAACACTCAGCAGCGCCCTCTATCGCGTCGACACCGACGCCGAGCCGGCCCGCATCACCCCGGCCTACGGCAGCACCTGGCCAGACACCCAGGGCGTGACCGGCTCTGTGCGCGTCACCTACACCGCCGGCTATGTGGACAGCGAAACCCACAGCACGCTGCGCCGCGCTGTGCCCGCGCCCATCGTGCAGTGGATCCTGCTGGCGTTGACCGACCTATATCAGCAGCGCGGCCGCAGCAGCGACAAGCCCGCCGTGGCGCAGGGCTTTGCCGAGGGTCTGCTGGACGGGTTCCGAATCTACTGACCGCCCATGGACGCCCTGCACACCATCGACCCCGGCGAGCTGACCGAGCGCGTCACGCTGCAGTCGCGCACCGTGACCAAGGACGCCTACGGCCAGGACACCATCACCTGGACCGACATCGCCACCGTGTGGGCCCGGGTGCGCGCGCTGCGCGGGCGCGAATTCTTCGCCGCCGCCGCGGTGCAGCAAGAGCAGAGCATCAAAGCCGTCATCCGCCAGCGCACCGATGTCGACGCCACCTGCCGCCTGGTGTGGCAGGGCCGCCCGCACGACATCACCGGCGCCATCCCGCTGGGCCGGCAGTGGACCGAAATCGTCGCGCTGCAGGGGGTCAAAGATGGCCGGTGAAGTGGTCCGAATTGAAGGGCTGGAAGAGCTCAACCGCAAGCTGTCCGCGATGGTCAGCGCTATGCGGCGGCGCGTGCTTCGCAACGCCCTGGCCGCCGGCGCGCGTGAGGTGCGCGACGCCGCCCGCCGCAATGCCCCCGTGCTGAGTGCGGCATGGGCAAGAAAAGCCAAATTTCGCAAGCCCGGCACGTTGCGCGACGCCATCCGGGTGCGTACCAGCAAGCTCGATCGACGGGCCGGGA